CACGAAAGACATCGGATAGCGTATCCAGGAGTGTGGTCTGGATACCGGCTGGATCCTGATCATAGTAGGCCTGATTGCTCACGAATGCCTGGACGGCATTCAGAGCCTTCGCCGTAGCCTTGTGGCGCTCAGCGTCCAGGTAGTTCTGGGCAACGCGTACGAGACCATTTAAGGTCTCCTGGTCGGGCGTAGAGCGTTCATTCACGTGGGCGCTGGCGTAGATGCCGGGCAGAGACAGATCGCGGCTGTAGCCGACAATAAGGCGCTTGGGGCCTGCAAAGGGCCCGAGGAAACGATCGACAACGCGTTGAAATAGATGGTTGACCGAGGTCTCGATTTGACTAACGAGAACTTTCGGGAGTTTACCGACCATGTACTAGCCCTTTCACCCTTGAATCACGCCACTTCTTGCGACGTGCCCGGTTACATTCTTTGCATTCCGATCGCAATCCGTCATGACTGTCTTTGCGGACACCGAACGCCGAAAGATAGAGCTGGTATCCGCAGGTACGACAGTGCTTAAATGCTTCCATGATTACTTCTCAAGATTGAGCGGCGGCAGTTCATAGACAGCCTTGCCGGCATCCCAGATACGGTACCATCCCTGGGCTCGAGCCGCTTCTTTTTCATTGGTGCCGGCCGGGACACGGAACTGACGCTTGTCTTTGCGTATTTTGCCATCAGTGTATTGATATTGCATATAAATTTTAACGAAGACGAATCCAGCCTTGACTAAGCTGTGGCCGTCAGCGTAACGAAGATCGACTAGGGTGCGGATCTTGAGATCCGGATGCCGTCGTTGAACTTCTGTGAGTAACTTCTGAAAACTACCCCTAACGACTGTATTCAAAAGGCTGGCGCTTCTAACGATCTCTACATGAGTTCTGTGAACTCGATAGGCCATCACCGATACCAATTTATCTTCACAGGTCAGCCCCACAAATCGGGCCTGTCGGTTAATACCGATCAAATGATTGGCATCCAGAAAGGCAGAGGCCCGATCAACGGGTACATCTATGAATTCGCACTTACGAGCCATCAATTTAATTTCAACCTCGCCTATGATGGCATCTACCATAGACTTGACGATGGCGCCTTTTTGTCGGATTTCATCTTCATAGAATTGGAGGATGCGGATACCTTTTTGTTCGTAGGCAAAGCGGATATCACGATAATAAAACGAAACTTTTTCAACTCCGAGCGTTAGAGGAATATTACCAAACACTATCTTACGAGAAGAAGTCATTTATTGTGCTTAGATTTAAGATGATCGGGGTATCCCGGCTTCCACTTACCTTTCTTGTAGACTTCATCCCCCCAATACATATTTTCTTTTTTGCCTAGCGGCTGTAAATTCGTATAATGAAAGCAAGTACGTTGCTGTTCCGGATCACTTAGATCAAAACTAGCACACGGTTGAATGTGATCAAGATGCCACGACTTACCTTGATTGTCCCAAGTCATCCCTTGAGTAAATTTAGCCTCAATGTGAATTTTAAGATCTTCGATACTACAACCCAATAGCTCTACCGTGTGAGCCGATTTATATTTACCCTTAAGGACTTGTAGAATACGAGTTCTTGTGTTGTGAATCATACGGACATCTGGGTTTGCCGCTCGATTAGCGACAGCAAATTCGACTAAATATCTCGCGTTTTCAGTATTCCATCTTGCTGTGTTCACCCGTACTTTTTCCGGGTTCTCTTCACGCCACTTTGCGCTCTTTATCTTGCGATCTTCGGAATGGTCACGGCCGTAAACCCGGGCTGCATTTTGTCTTTCTACAATATTAGCGGCATAGCTGATAGCGTTCAGTTCTTTGATGCATACCTTGCATTCAGATTTGAAACCATCACCTTTACGACCGTATTCGGTCTCTGGCTTACTGTCTTTACACCGAACGCAGATTTTCATCTCTATTTACGTTTAACAGATCCTACGATTTCTCGCAAGGCCTGTTTTGAATCGCGCTCCCACTCGTCCATCAGACTATCCACGATTTTCTTGTGCTGGGCCACTAATCGTCGCCGGTTCGGTGGCAGCGTCAATTCCGACTTGCCAAGGGCCTGCATGACCTGGTCGGCACCATTAGCAATCTCGGAATCCCCCTGAGGCTGTTCTTGGTCATCAGTTGGTTGATTAGGGTCCTGATCGCCTTGTGGCGGCCCCTGTTGTCCAGACGCAGCCATCTGCTGCTGTTGCTGAGCTTGTTGTTGAGCCTGTTGGGTCTGCATCTGCATTTGAGCCCATGACATCCAGAATTGATCCCGAACATATGCCCACTGCGGATCCTTGGCGGCACCTTCAACGCCAAAGAATTTTTCCCGTATCTCACCGGCAGTAAGATATGGGGCAATAGCCGCCTGCCAGCTAGGATTCAGCGGGAATGTACCACCCCATTTTTTTCCCAGGGGATCATGTTCAGTGCGCTCCATGATCTCGTCGTAGGTCCCATGCAGGGGCATGTCTTGAGCTAAACGAGTGGATTCCTTTTCAGCCGAATCGGAATCAAGCCCATAGAGCTTAACAGTACAACATTCAGAAACTTCTTTATCGATGAGCGGCAAAATATTAGCATTCAGGAAGTCTTGGAACTGCGCTAAAAGTGGACGAATACCGATGTCACGCGCCGCCTCTAGCTGATATTCATTGTCTGACTCACTGAGTGATCGATTATTGGTACCCCGGCTAAGATGCTGTAATCCCGGGATTTCTTCGGGGCTAATCGAGAACACCATGCAGATCGTACGCGCATTAGAATCCGAAAGGTACTGAAACTCCATATCGCGTGTACTAGTATCAATGGGCTGCCAAGTGATTTCGTCCTCGGGTTCAATCCCGAAGATCGGGACACGAAAGCTATTTTGGACACTGTTGATACTGGCTTGAAAATGCTGACGAATTTGAGCAATGATGTCCTGAGTCACATCCGCGGACTTGATGATGACCATGCCCCGAGCTGCTCTTCCATTTTGGAAATAGAGCTTGTTCATTGAGGTGATGTTGATGTGTGTTGTCACAGCCGCGATGGCAATATCCAAAGGCGTCAGCGGATAGCCACCGAGTTCAACATCAGTGGTCTGATACAGATTGTGAACCACCAATTCCTGACCGGTGAAAGCCTGTCGGGGTTGGGAGTTGATGACCTGAACCCACTTGTATTCATCGTTATTGAACCCCTCGGGTCTCAACTTCTTGTTCTTCAACTTCTCGAGCTGGCGCAGTGCCTGCTGGCGCAATTTCCGATCCGCGGCTTCCTGGTCGGGGATAGCCTGGTAGATGGTGCCGGCATCGACGGGGCGAAAGCTGTGAAATTTCTTGGTGCCGTGCACGTCCTCAGTGCAAATAATTTCGGTGGCAAAACGACCAAAGAGAATCCCATTACGACTCTGCTGGTGCATGAATGTGGACAAGCTCATCTTGTCTTCGTCGTCCCAACCCTCATCACTACCACAGGAAGCCAAACGCTTTTCAGCAGCTTCGATTCGTTTCTGCAGGGTCTCCTTGGTTTCCGTATCAGCTTTCTGCATAACACCCCGATGGGGTTCGACACGGAATCCAGTCGAGAACCTGTCCTCGAGCTTGCGCCCAAAGGATGAGATATGGCTGCTGCGAATCGCCAGAATAGAGCCTACGAGATCGTCGACGATGGCGATACGCTTGAGCATATCATCAGGGACCAGGTGTCGCTTCTGCTTGAACAGAGATGAATAATAAGTCTGTCGCGTCGGGTCGGACTCAAAGGCTAGTCGAGTGACGGTGCCCCCATTACGGATCGCATTCAAGTTGTTTACTACCGACTTCTCCAGAGACTCGGACTTATTCAACTGCTCAATTTCATCGCGATCCATGAGAGAGAATCGGAATCCGCCGCCCTTTTTCTGGACTGCTGGCAGTTTTGCCGTCGGATCTATGAGTTCAATTTTTGTGTCTGCCATATTTTACTCGCAGCTTATCAGCTGTAGATTCGCGACCATGCCCGGGCTCTGATTGACAACATCTAATTGCCACACCGGACCCCAGATCTCCCAATACCCCACACCCTTGGGATTACCCACGACTCTGGGCATGATCTTATTGAAGGATCCCGTATCTCCATTGACCCTGACGACAAGCAATTGATCGGATTCCAGATGCAGGAAACGGCGAGCCTGGGAGTAAATGGTGATGCCAGATACTCCTGGAATGATGCCGGATTCAAGGGGTAGTGGATTCGTAGACGTGAACTCCACCCAGGCAGAATTAACACCCGTGATGACATAGGTCCCCCAAGTCGCGGACGAAAAGCCAGCACTTAGGACTAAGGAATCCCCGATCTGAACTGGCCCCGATGAAAACGCTTGGAACTGAGTGTTGGCACCCACGGTCACAACCTCGGCGGCGGCAGAAAAAGGCACCCCCGCCAGGCGTCTTAGGGTCAAGGACTTGTTGGCAACCGAGGAAACGGCCCCCACTGCCAAGACGGTCCAGAGACCGGTATTGAGGCTATTGAATGGCGAGGCGCTGTCACCAGTATAGGTATCGGGTACCCAAACATTGTCGCCCACCTGAACGGCAGCGAAGTCCTGAGGAGCACTCGACGACAAAGCGAATAAAGCGGTGGCATTGTTGTTGACAGTTACGGTGACGATTTCAGTATTCAGGGCCAGGGCTCTATCGGTGCGGAACACGGGAGCCGTGCTACCGGTCCAGGTCAATCGGTACACGCTAGATTGCACCGGGTTCAGAGTCAGGGCGAAGATCGACCCCGATCCCGTCGACAACGATCTCGTCCCCGAAAATAGATTCAGGGCTGCACCCGGGGCAACCTTATAGGGCTTAGATTCCGGGGATGTGACGAACTCGCCATTGATGGCCGTGACCCAGTCATAGTTCTTCTTCAGCGGTTGGTTGTTCTGCGGACAGGTTTCATCGCTGAACGCGACCAGACTGGAGTTTACGTTAAGAAATGCCATGGTTGGACCTCAGGAAAGAAGATTGTCGGGGCTAAATATTGAATTTGAAGCCACCTTTCTTTATTTTCAGGACCTGATTGCCGGAATCCTGCCCACCCGTGAGTTCATTGATCTTCGATGTCATCCAACCCACATTGGGGTCCTGACTGACATAATGGGTAGGCTCAGGCACAGCATTGGGGTCCTTTTTGGGATGAGCAATAGCGTCCTTACCAAACACGTTCTGACACAAATATCTGAGGGCGTCACAGATATCGTCATCGTCTTTATCGGGTTGATCCGTGGGGCGCCCCGCGGCATCGAGTTTCCAGTGATATCGGCTCAATTGTTCAAAAAGCATCTCGCAACCCTCATCACCGGCGAGAAAAAATAACTCAGGATCGGCGCCCATGGTAGGAGTTAATTTAGCCCGCACGGAGTTGATCCCTAACTCCACATCCTTGACAAAGGATTTGACCTGAAATCCGGCCCGCTTAATAGATTTGTTGTCGGCGGGGTAAGCTGGATCTGGATAAATCATGGGATCGTAACCCCTGATCTCCTTTTCAAGTAAAGTGATCTTCTCCCCCAACTCGAGACCCGCTATGCCGAGGACATGAAAAATAAATACCGTCTTTCCGTACACTCCACCCGTTACCGTAGCCATTAGGTGGGTGAACCCATGATCGAGTCCGGTGTGAAATTCTATACTATGGGTCCTCATGACCTGAATAAGGTCGGCCTTAGACCTGGGCTCCTGCTCTCTCTTGTATTCCTCACCGGTGATGCGGGCGATCATCTGGGCCGCGGTCAGGCAATGGTCACGACTCAGGCGCGGGTAAATCAATCCCGTCGACTGCGGCTTCCAACTCATGAGCTGTGATTTGGCGATATCGACGTTGGTCTTCTTAAAAACGGTCTGCACGTGCGCTACGGGTTGCAGCATCCTGGACTTCGACAACTGCTTGATAGCCAGACGTCCACGACAGACAGCAAAGAGTTTACAGTTTTTCAGGCACCCCGTATAGCCATCAGCACGAATCCATTTCTGACGCTCCTCCTCATTAATGAGCATGAAATCGTCTTCACCGATAGACTTCAGGCTCTCCTCGCTGTAATAGATAGGCAATCGAGGCTCAGCTGGAAGGTGACGGTCGG